ATAAAAGCAATACTTGATAAAGAATATTTACCATTTGCAGATAGAGTTGTTAGAAAAGGTTTTGGAGAACAAGCTAAGAGAGTAGAAAGACAATTCAAAACAATAGGTATTATACCACCTGAATTTCAAGAACTTACAAAGGGAGATTTAGCTTTAGTAAAAAATTTAAAACAACAATATTACACACAGTTTAAAGATGTATCAAATAATTTTACAAGAATATTATCAGATAAAGTTTATCAAAACACATTAGTTGGAACAGAATTTACAGTATTAGAAAAAGAATTAAGAGAATCTATAAATGGAATTTATGCTACTTCAAGAGACCCAGCAGTAAATAGATTAGTAGATTATGTAAAAAGAAACAGAAATAACCCAGCATTAAAAAGCAGAGTTGATATAGCGATCAAGCAATTACAAAGTAAATATGCAAGAACTAGAACAGGCGAGAACATGAAAAGGTATGCTGGTCAAATACTTAACGATTCATTAAGAGACTTTGATGCTACATTAAACTTCAATAAATCAAAAGATGCTGGACTTACATTTGTTAAATACTATGGAGATGTAATACCTACAACAAGAGATTTATGTAAAAGAATGGTAAGTGGTCAGCTTAATAAAAGAAAGAATGGTTTATTTACAATAGCAGAAATACAAGACATTTGGGCTAGTAGAAGTTGGTCAGGTAAAAAGGGTGGCAACCCAATGATAGTAAGAGGTGGTTATAATTGCAGACATCAGTTTAGTTATGTTAATCCTGATTGGTATGAGGATGATGGAGAAGAATCACAAATACTTAAAACAAGAGAGCCTATTGTTAAAAAAGAAAAGAATGTAAATATATCATCATTAGCAAATCCTATAACACTTACTGCTATTAGACCTGTATCAATAAAAGAATCTAAATTAAGATTACAAAAACAAATAGATCAAAATGCACAAGATAGTAGATACCCAAAAAATACATTTAGATTTAGAAACGCATCAAAAAATGTTGGCAAAGTACAAATTAGAGGATTAAATGAACAACAAGCAACTTTAATATCAGCTATATTTGATGAATTAAATGAATTAGCTGTTAAGTATAATGTACCAAAATTAAGAGGTTTAAAAGTAAGCCCATCAAAAAGATATAATGGTGCTATGGGAGATGGTATCTTATATTTAGGTAGTCAATTTATAAACAACAATACTGCTTTAGGTAAATTAAAAACGACAAAATGGAAGTATGGAGATGATATTACAAAAAGACCATTTAGTGTAAAAGCATATAGAAGCGACCCTGTTGATAGAATAAGATCAACAATGTATCACGAATTTGCACATCATATCCATCAAATGAAGTATGTAAATAATCCATCAGATTATGGATATAGATTTACACCACTTATTGAAAAAAAAGTTGCAAAATTAATAAGAGATGAAAGAGCCAAAGTTCCATTTACAAAAAGATTTATTGGAAATTCAGAATATGGAGACACAAATCCTCAGGAATGGTTTGCAGAGCAATTTTCAGCTTATACATTTGGAATGACAGATAAAGTGCATCCATCATTTATAAAATTAATAAAGGAGATAGAAGATGAAGTGGTTGATTAGATTAAAAGAACTATTAGCAAAAAAAACAATTAATCAACAAGAATATGATGAATTTGTTGCTATTGGCAACAATTTATCAAAAGAATCAGATTTAGAAAAATACAGAGAATTTGGAGAGGGTATATATCTTTTATTAGAGCCTGATGTAAAAACAGGCGATGACTTTTGACAATTACAAATAATGCTGATAAATCAAGGATATTAACAATAGGAGAAAACAATGTCAGATGACAAACAGGTTAATCAACCGCAAAATGATGTTCAGGAAGCTGAAGTTAAACAAACTCAAACTGACGAGAAACCAACACCAAGTTTTAATCAAGAAGATGTTGATAGAATAGTCAAACAAAGACTAGAAGCTGAAAAAGCAAAACATCAAAGAATGTTAGATGAAACAAAGAAAAAGGAAGAAGAAATCCTTAAAGAAAAACAAATACAAGAAGCTAAAACAAAAGCAGACTTAGAAAATCTTATGAAAGCTAGAATAGCTGAAAAGGACAAAGAGTTAGCTGATTGGAAAGGTAAAGTAAAAACAATCAATGTAGATAATTCTATCTTATCTTTAGCATCAAAGAATAATGCTATTGCACCTGACCAAGTAGTGTCATTATTAAAAAACGAAGTAAATTATAATGATGATGGTCGAATAGAAATACTTGATAATAATAAAAACATAAGATACAACCCAAAGGGAGAACTATTAACAATCGAGGATAGAGTTAAAGAGTTTTTAGATGCGAACCCACATTTCCGAAAAGGGTCTTTAGCTGGGACAGGATCAACCAGTAGCATCGAGGGCAAGACTGTAAAACCTTTTAATATTCAGGACTTAGATATGAGCAAGGCAGAGGATCGTCAAAAGTATGCTGAGTATCGCAAACAAAGAGATTCTGCTCCTGTTCAGATAAACTTAACAAACAAATAACAAGGTAAATAAAAATGGCAAACGAAAGCACAAGTTCTACACTATCGGAACTATACACAGAGATAGTGGCAGAAGCATT